TCCGGTGGCTTCCTGCAAACCCCGCAGGAAGAGGGCCGGGTCCTTTTGCTCCTCTATCAGTTGCTGGCGGCTGACTAGCCCCCCTGGCCCTATGGGTGCCCCAGGGTCGGGAGCCCCTCCCGGAAGGCCGGGCGTCCCCGTAAACGGGTCTATCTCTGCGGCGATACGTCTTTCTTCACTGTCACGACGGGCTTTATTGAGGTCTTGCTGTATCTCAAAGTCAGTCCTATCATCAACGACGGCATCTGTAGTGACTACTGTGCCGTCTGTAGTGGTGCCGTCTTTAGTGTCTACCTTTGTAGTGACTACCGGGGCTGGTTTATGGAAGCCGGTCTTTAGTCGGTCTTGCCATGCCTTATAACCGGCTTTGTTTCTTACGTTATCCGATTCGTTTGTGCCCTGGTTCGGCTGCGGGATGTAGTTCCTGAACTTGTTGCGTAGCCTCGTAAGTTCAGCCTCTACCATACGGTCAACGACCACATCGCCGGTCTCAAAGGGTACGCCCGGCTTCTGGGAAGGAACGGTAGGGTCATCCTTCCCTGTGGCGATGCCCAGCCTCTCCAGGCGGGCCTCGATGGCGGTACGGAGGTGCCCCTCTACCTCTGTTTCCAGCATGATGCCAGCCAGGTACTGGGCGTAGATGGCATCGGTGGGGCGATTGGCCGCATTACCCATATGGAAGCGTAGCTGGGCCGCCGCTTCGTCCTTCGCTTCGTCCTTGAGCCTCTGTTCCTCTGCCGCTTCCCTTGAAGCCTGAGCCGCCTCAAAACGCTCCTTGGTTAGGCCCCCATAAAGTTCTTGCTCTCTAATCTTTTGCGCCAGGTCAACGGTATATCTCGCACCTTTCTCGCCAGTAATACTACCGTCTGTATCTATATACGTCTTTACTCCGGGGCTGGTCTGCCTATACGCTGCTTCTGTCCTTCCAAATCCTGTTACCTTACTTTCAGCCTCTCTCCTAGCCGCACGTGCTGCATCGTTAGCTTGCTGCCGTGCCTCCATCTCCCGCTCGTATGACGACAGAGGGCCAGAGTAAGGGTCCCCTTCAGGTGTGACCCCGGTGCTTAATTGCGTCCAGCCCTGGGCCTTTAGATTGCCAACCTCCCCCGGATGCACCCAATAAATAGTGCCATCGGGGGCTCTTACTTGCTCACTGGCCCGTGCCGTCTTAGTCCGGGAGATAGACCCTTCTTCGACAGCTTCTCTCCAGAACCGTCCCCTATTTAAACCAGAGTCAGTAGGAAACTGGCGGGCAAAATCATCTGCAAGTGCCATATCTTACCTCTACAGCCCCGGAATCCCTGGGCCTGCGCCGTTCTGGGCTCCCGGACGTGGAGTTCCAGGCGGTACGTTAGGACCGGCCTGGGGTACTACTCCCGGTGGCGGGGCTCCCTGGGCCGCATTGGGCATGGTCTCAGGGCTCAGGCCGTTACCCTGCGGGGAACTGCCGCCTCCCTGTTGCATGGCGAAGGGAGAGAAGCCCTGTTGCATGGAAGCCAGCAGCATCTGCTGCCACTGGGCGAAGTAATACTGGGCCCTGGGGTCGTTCCGCTTGCTCAGGGCCTCTACCAGTGTGTGGAGTTGGGCTAACGGGTGGGCCGTCCGCCCAATCTCCTGGAACATCATATCCACTTCCATGTCCGAGTCCTCGACCTGGAGTACGTTCTCCAGCACCGAATGGAGGGAACGGAGTGGGAGGCCGTCGGGGCCGGGCTGGCGGTATAACTGGGCCAGTTGGGCCTTGGCGGCGTCGTCTTCCCGGAGTATGGGGGTCAGTTGGATGATGGGTTCATCCAGGTCCATGAGGTCTTCCGGTGTGATATTGGCCGAGAACCACCGTCTATTAGACCCCTGACCGCTTATCTGTATCGGTGGGAAGGCACGGGTCTGGAAGTGGTCGCACCAGGCGTTGGCTATCATCTTCAAAGCGGTCTGTTCACTATGAAGGAAGGGCTCAACCTTGTCCGCCGTGTCTCCCGCCTTCAGGGTCTGCATGGCGAAGCCCGATATGGCAAATGGGGTGTCCCCGAAGGTGATGGAAGAGAACCCACCACGCTGTTTCTCCGCACTTATAACCGATTGCATGGGGTTGATGTCCGGTGCGGAGGTCTGGAATGGGTAGACGATGAGTTCCTCCCCTTCCGCCAGGGGAATCTCCGCTCCAGCCTGGAAAGGGTCGCCCTCAACCAGCTTCACGCCGTCCCGGCTACGGATGCCGAACACGGGTTTCAGGCTCCGGTAGGCCAGTTCCTTCCTTATGGACATGACGAAGTTGTCGTCCGCATAAAGCTGTCTGTTATCGGCGTAGATGGACTCCCCGTAGTCCGTCCAGGCGTCGGTAAGGGCGGATACGTCCGTGGTGTGGCTCCCCTCCGGACGTGTGGTTATCATCGGTTGGGCCGAAGAGGCCACTACCCAGCCGGGGACCCTTGGTTCTCCGAACCCGTCCACCATTCCGTGGCGTTCGTTCTTCACCGGGGCTTCCTGTATCGCCGGGATTATAACGATATTACGTTCCCGGTCATAGTAATCGTATTTGACTATGCCGTCGGAGTCGTTCCCTTCAAATTCCTTGCGATACTCCGAACGTATGGCTGCGGGACATATCACCGTCTTGTGGCAAATCCACATCAACCCATCATGTCCGAACTCCCATGTGACCTCTCTGGGGTCCCACGGGGTGGCGTCGGCCCACGCCCGGTTATCCCGTTTGTTCAGAAGGCAACGCCCGGTGGTGTATCCCCGTACCATGACGCACCAGGAGATGAAACTACGGAGAGGGATGCCTCCCGCCATGACCAGACGTTCGTCATTGGCCCGGAAGTTACCCCTTATGAACTGTTCCTTGCGGTTGTCCTGCTCCCGGTCTCCTCTATCGTCATTCCCCTGAAGGACACGTACCGTCATAGAGGCCCCTGACAGGAGGCTTACGCCCTTCCTGCCCAGGGTACGGGGGTCGTTGCTGGTGTACTTCTGATATCCGGTAAGCTGGTCGTGGCTGAAGCTGTCCAGCCTCCAGAGACCGTAATCCTCGTCCATGCGTTCGTGCAACCGGGAGGAATCCAGTTCCTTCTGGTCCACCATCGCTATGATTTCCGCCGCTCTCCCCACATTATTAGTCATCAGTGCTGGACCACCTTCACCGTTTGTCTGACTTCGGCCCGCTCCGGGGAGAAATCCCCCAGTATGTAACGGGTGGCATCCATCAAGTGGTAAGAACTCTTACTATCTATCTTATCGGTTGGATTATACAGGTCATCCAGTACCCTTGAATAGGACAGTACCTCGTCAAGATAACGAGAACAGTCCTTGAAGACGAATAGCTTGTTCTGGGCCATCCACCCGTATACCCGGTCTATGCCTGCGTCCACCGCCTGTAATCGGGGCTTCTGTATGGGCCATCCCGCCGCCGTGAAACTCTCACGCCAGCCGTCTTCCGTGTTGGAGCCTCCGACCCGCCTCAGTACCCGTTCTCCCTCGCTGTAATTCTTGTACCGCTGGGCGTGGTCGAAAGCACTGATACCCCCGTCCAGATATTCCCGGTACATATAAAGGAAGCCCGTTCCAGGGTCCTGAGCGAACCATACGGCAGCCGTATTGGTGGGCCCGAAGTCGTGTCCCGTGTATCTGGGCCACTCCTTCGGTATCTCAAATCTGGGAATCACGCACGTACTTTCATCAAAGCAGTCGTATATCATGCCAGCGGGCCTCGTATAGACCCCTCTATAGAACAGGTCGAACTTCCAGCGTGGAAGGCTGGCCCTGGCCCGCTCATACGCCTCCTGACTGAAGGCGGGGTTGGTCTTACTATCAAACTGGATGACATCCACATCGGTATCCCCCCGTACCCAAGGGTCATAGACCTCGGTCTTGAACCAACCGAACTCATAGAGGGTGGTGGTACATAATATGCGGCCCTGAGTAAGGGATACCCGTCTCTGAACAGCCTCCCAAGCCTGATGCTGGAACTGGTGTTGGCCCACCTCGTCCAACCAGGCGGCGTTAGCCGTGGCCGACTCCAGAGACTCAGGATTGGTGGCACTCCCGAAGATAACCCTCCAAGCGGGACCCCCGTGGTGCTTCTCGTAACTCTCAAACACCCTATCGGCGGCCCTCCAGACCCCCAGATTGAACCAGTTCTGGAACACATGGAGAAACTCCCGCTGCATCTTGAGGTTCAACAGAGGAAAGGTGGCCGTAACAGCCAAGTAATCCCCCAAACCCTTCCTCTGTATCTCCCTTTCCAGCCAGTAAGGCCCGAAAGAGGTCTTACCGCTCTGCGTACCGGCCAGCATAGCCACCACACGGGCTTCACTGACCCAAGTAGCCGTCTGTCCCGGATGAAACCTTAGCTGCAACTCTCCGTCAGAGAGCCTATAGCCAGGAGGGTGTTCCTCAAGGACCGCTACAGCAGCCTCATTCACTTATTCCCCCTCTTACTAGCCCTGGTGGCGTAATGGCGCAGCTTCGTGGCACTCATGCCCGTCTTGGTGGGCTGCCCGGCCTTCTTACGGGCCAATTCAGCCCCCATGAACCTTCTCTGCTTCTCACTCTTAGCGGCCATAGTCCTCCAAAGTGCTAATAACTGGCGGTTTGAGTTTAAACTCAACTCTGGGACATGTCCAGTTTGTCCTAGGACTGTCCGCACCCTGTCCTGAAAAGGCTTCATGGCCCAAAATTGTGGGGGCTTATCTTACAAGGTACGTGCGCAGGCGTTAAGCCTTGCCGGGGGTGGGGTACCCCCCCTACGCCTACGCATGATGCGCCCGCCCGCACACGCCAGCAACCTTCGGTTGCTTTAATAGGAAGCTGTGGTGCCGTCAGGCTCGATTCCAGCCTCTAGGCTAGCCTCTACACTAGGCTCGGCTAGGCTCGCTGCTACGTTTGAGTTTAAACTCAAATCCACGCCTGAATCCAGAACTACAGTCACACGTGTGATGCTGACAGTCTCAGGCGTGGGACGGTCTACAATCGTGCCTGATGCCTTCCCAATGAACGCAAGCGCACCGTTTGCGCTCGCCCATTGCCCAGACTCTTGCGCCCCTTGCAGGTTCCTGTCCGCTTCTTCCAAGATACGGGCTAGAGTCCACACTCTACGGTGTTGCCTTGAAGCTTCAATGCTCGTGGCTATCTCAGGGTTTGCCATAAGCTTGAATGCCTCATTGTGAATGGTGGCTGGCATCATGCCGTCAACGTTGTAGGCTTCCCTATAGGCGTCCGATTGATTCAATCCGGAAAGTATGCCATCGCAAAATATATGCTGTTTGGGCGTGAGGCTCATATCTACCTACTATATGTTGTATAGGCTATGCCTGATTCTACCATATGCGGATTTTAAATCCATATTTTAGTTTAAACTCAAATGCTAGGCGTGAAATGCCCTATTTCGTGCCTAGCAAATTGATGCTTGACATATGCTAAACAGAAGCGCATAATACCGGCAGTGAATCAAACCAACTAGGCCGCTACGGCGTGAGCCTGACAGGCTAGATTCACTAGGGTACTAGACCAAACGGAGGCTAGACAATGCGGAGTCCATCAAGTACAGCACGCAAGCGGACATATAGTGGACATGTTGCGGGTTCTCCGCAAGGCTTCCCAAGTATATCTCACGTACATCCGGAGCAGACACGGGTAGTGGGTAACGCAAGGCTATCTTCACATCGGAGGAACAATTTGAACCTTACCAGACCCATCCTACGGAGCGGGAAAGCACACTCCGTATAGGCTCACCCTACATAACCGGGCATGTGCCCAACGTAGACCGCGCACTACGTCAACAAAGCGACGAATATATAAACGGAGGATATACCGTGATAACTAAGAATCAAGCGTTAACAGCGGACAACCTACACTACACCGGGAGGCACGATTGCACCGTACATATCGGCCCTCGTGGTGGCAAGCGAGTCAACATCACGGCGGTACGGCGTAGCGGTAAAACTCAGACTTGGAAGACTAGACCGGAAGACTTCAAGATGCCAGTTAAATTCGGACTCTATGAGTCAAGCTACGCCACCCATGAAAACGCTAACGACTGGCACACCTTGGAAGATTGCCCAATACAGGAGGGAAATTAAATGTCACAGACTCAAACTATCGGACGAACGGCAACCAAAGTAGAACACCTGGGAAAGTACACCTATGTTTGGTACCACAATACCGACGTTGTGCAATTCGATAGCCTATACATCACGCTCAATACGGGAGGTTGGGAAACGGCAACCACCAAACTACGGATGAATCAAGCGAGTAATCAATTCGGGTTAGGTTATCAGGTATACCAGAAGAACCATAAATGGTACGTAGTCATACCTCAAGGTGAGACGCTGGAATTTACCGGACGGCGGATGACATTCCCCAGGCGTTAGCTGCTACCCCTCCGGGCATCATGGAATGGTGCCCGGTATGGTGCAACTAAACAGGCAAGGCACTAAACAAGAGAACGGAGGGAAGTAATCATGGATGACCTTATAGACCTAACGGAGGAAAACATCAGGGAGTTGGACATAATCGAGGAATGTTTGAGTTTAAACTCAAATCCGGAGGGAGAATAGATGCAAAGGGTAGGCAACATACTAGAGTACGGAGAACGGCCTTGTTCCTCATGTCAAGGGCAACGGGAGGTACGAGACATTCGGCCTTGCCCAAAGTACGGCAAGGTGGTGAGCCGTCTCCCCGGTAGGGTATGTCCCGATTGCGGGACTACCCGAAAAAACGGACACCAATACTTGGATACCGGAAACATGAAGCCTTGCCGTTGCGGTACGGGGTACCAAACGGAGGATAGGTACAGTAGCCTACCCGATGGCATATTCCGGACGTTGGTATTCAAGGTGTACCGTAGCCAACGCCCGGCCTCATTCAATGAGCAATACCTAGGGTTGGGTTTAGTCTACAGTGTCACCGATTATGGTGAACACCAGAACCTATCGGACGCTGACTTAGCCCGTAAGGTAGCAGACCATGATGGCTACACCCAGGCTTGCAAGGTGGTAGACAAGGACAACCGATTCTGCGACTACCTGATGATAGCTACCAACAACAGCGGGTATACAGTCAAAGCAATATGGGAGGGATAGTATGAAAAGCCTGAACAAACAGGTACAAGAGAATCAGGAATCCAACTCAGAGTGGAGGTACAACAAGCAGGCGATGTCCGCCAATCGGATGTTTCTTACCATCAACACCCACCTATTTGAGGGTAAGTTACCTGACCCGGTGATAGGGTTCAACGCCTCCGGACGGGTACACAAGGACGGGATGTACCACTGGGAGGGGGATGGTATCAGCCTCCCTCATCACATAGACCTACGGCAAGACCTGACAGAACTTGAGACGGTGGTGGCGTTGATACATAACGCCACGCATATAGCCTCAGAGGTGTACCACGACTCCAAGTCTTGGTATCACCCCAAGGCATTTCGGGACTGCATGAGGGGATTCGGAATCAAGACCAAGACCAACGGGGATAGCATCGGGTTCTACAAGGAGTTTGGTAACACGCTGGAGAAGATTGGACGCCCTGACCTGGCAACGGAGTTGTTTGAACCAGACGATACGGAGGGACTTATCGGGGACGTGATGGTAGGCGGGGATGATACCCCGGTGGTAGACGTACACGTAGAACCCTCTCTGCCACCCTCCACCCTTGAGGTAGAGGAACTCGTAGTGCCGATGCCAACCAAGAAAGCGGCACCCAAGGTCAACAAGAAACAGAAGTTTGCCTGTGCCTGTACGCCTGATAACAAGGATGGGTCAACCTCATTCTGGGCCGTCAGGATACACCCAAATAGTATCTGTGGGGGATGTGGTCAGAAGTTCCTATCCCAGGTGGACGTTGAAACCTTGGAGTTGGTCAGCATATGAAGATAACTTGGACTACCGAAACCAAGACCGATGTGGGGGTAGCACCCAAGCTACCCTCCCCGGCACAGAAACAACTAAGCAAGGAGGAAGTAACCAAAGGGATATGGGAGTTAGACCCCAACCTCAAACTTAGGCATCGGGCGGCGGAGTTCTACCTGATGATGGACTTAGACCTAGACGGGTTGGATGGTGGGAAGTTCCAAAAGCTGATGGACTACCTGCTACCCCAGTTCGTAGCCTACACCGATATGGCGGTGGGCGGGGAGTTAAGGCACTCAAGGCTGAAGGTTCCCAGTAACCAACTCCCCACGCCAT